ATGACGATCAAGACCGAAGGTGTCCACACCGGGGAATTTCTCCTTCGGGAACTGGACAATCTGTTCAGCCGCGAGGTGATCGTGGTGCCCGAGGGCGAAGGCAAGCTGCCGGCTGGCACGCTGCTCAATGCCGACAACGAGAAGGTTGCTGGCGCCGCCGCGGACACTGCCGTGAAGGTCCTGTACGAGGCGGTGGATGCCACGGACGAGGACGTCAAGGCTGTCGCCGTCGCGCGCGGCGCGGTGGTGTTCGGCGAGAAGCTGAACCTCACCGGGTACAGCGCGGACCAGAAGCTGCTGGCGGCACTGACCCTGAAGGACCTGGACATCATCGTGCGCTGGCAGGAAGAGCCGATTCCCAGCGGCCAGGCGGCGAAGGTGGTGTTCGTCGAGTGGCCGGCCACCGGCAACGCCGGCGAGGATGCGGGAGGTGTGGTCGCACACGTGCAGACGCTGCTCGGGCAGCTCGTGAACGGCGACAACACGACCTCGGTCACGCTGACGAAGAAGTCCGGCACCGGCGGTGCGGGCACGATCACTGGCGGCGGCGCCGCAGTGGCGGCGGGAGGCGTGGTGACGTGGCCTGCACTGACCTTCAGCGCGGCCGGTACCTACCAGCTGACCATCGCCGCGTCGGGCCTCACCGGCGCCGACTCGCCCGCGATCGAGATCGCGGCCTAACCCTCCCTCAACCCAACCGGTAAGGCCCGCCTCGTGCGGGCCTTTTTCGTTTCTACGGCTCGCCGTGTCGAGCCTCTACTCACGGAGCGACTCAAATGCTTGACGTTTTCAACGGCGACGCCTTCTCGCTGCAGACCCTGACGGCGAAGATCAACGATCTTCCCCACAAGCCAGGCCGCCTCGGGGCGCTCGGGCTGTTCCAGGAAGAGGGCATCACGACCACCTACCTCGATATCGAGGTGGAGAAGTCGGCGTTCACGCTGGTCCCGTCCCGCCCTCGCGGCGCGCCCGGCCAGCCGAAGGGTGGCAACCAGCGCTCGCTGATCGCGCTGAAGACCACGCACCTGCCGCAGACGTCCACCGTCTTGGCCGATCAGGTGCAGGGCGTGCGGCGCTTCGGCTCGGAGGATCAGACCGAGGGTGTGCAGGCGGTCGTGAACCAGCGCCTCGGCAAGCTGCGAGGCGACTTGGACGTGACCATCGAGTACCAGCGCATCGGGGCTGTGAAGGGCCAGGTGCTCGATGCCGATGGCTCGGTGCTGCTGGATCTCTTCACGACGTTCGGCGTCACCCAGCAGGAAGCCATCGTCCAATTCGGCAATGACACTGCGAAGATCCTGCCGAAGGTGACCGATGCAATCCGCCTCTCGGAGGATCACCTGGGCGGCGTGCCGGTATCCGGTTACATGGCGCTGACGGGTCGCGGATTCTGGAACGCGATGATGGGCAACGCCGAGATTCGCCAGACCTACCTGAACTGGTCGAGCAATGAAGTGCTCCGCCGCGACAACCGGGCCGGCTTCCTGTGGGGCGACGTGAACTGGAGCGAGTACCGCGGGAAGGTGGGCAATGCCTCCTTCGTCGAGGACAACTTCGCCTACCTGGTGCCGCTGGGCGTGAGCGACCTCTTCATCACGCGCTTCGCACCGGCGGATTACGTCGAGACCGTGAACACGGTCGGTCTGCCGTACTACGCCAAGACCGAGCCGATGAAGTTCGGCAAGGGCGTGGAGATCGAGTCGCAGTCGAACCCGATCAACCTCTGCACCCGGCCGCGGGCGGTCATCAAGCTGAAGCTGTCCTGATCGATGGGACAGGCTGACGCTCTGCGTGCGCTCGACGCAGAGATTCTCGATGGCCTGCAAGCCGCGGGTCTGGCCGATGAAGCGGTGTACACGCCGCCCATCGGCTCGCCCGTGCCGTGCAATGTGTACGTCGACGATGGCGTTGAGTCCTTGGGCGAGGACTCGGCCGTGGTCGTCGGACCGACGCCGACCGTCAGCCTGTTCCGGACGGAGGTTCCAACGCCGGTGGGTGGCGCCACGGTGACCATCGGCACCCGCGTCCTGCGGCTTGACCGCTTGGTCGAGCAGGACGCCTCCATGACCGTATGGACAGCCACCGATGGCTGATCCTCCGAGTTGGAAGCTGCTGCAGGCGATGGAAACTCGCCTGCAGACGATCAGCGTCGCGAACGGCTACCACACTGATGCCGGTGCGACGGTGACGCTGGAGCCGGCGCCGGAGTGGGAAGAAGGCCGCGACTACTACGTCGCTCCAGTGCTCGATACCGTCGGGCGGTCCGCGTCGCCGGCACGCCGGCCGCGCGACGCCAGAGCAGCGACGGTTGCGGTTCTGGCGATGGTGAAAGTCTCGCGTGCAGACGCCCAGTCGCTGCTCCACAAACTGCTCTTCGACCTCGACAAGGCGTTCCCTTCGGAACAGCCAGCCATGGCGCAGGTGCAAGGCGGAACGCGGTACCCGCGATATCTCAGCACCGAAGTGCTCCCACGCAAGGAAGGGAGCAAGTGGATTGGCGCGCTCGTGCGCTTCGAGTCCGACTACCTCATCTGACCTGCCGCCACTGGCGGCATTCGTTCATACACGGAGAAAACCATGCTTCAGGACTACAGCTATCTCGGCAGCGGAATGATCTGGTTGCGCGTGAAGGGCGCCGCCGCGCCTCTGCTCGAGGTCGGCAACTGCTCGGCCTTGAGCTTCAACATCACCGAGGAGCCGAAGGAACTGAAGGACTTCACCAAGCCCGGCGGCGGAACCTACACGGAAGTGCGGCGCATCGGCTCTGTCGAAATGAGCATCACAGCGCACGACATGTCGCCACAGAATCTCGCGATCGCGCACTACGGTACGGCGTCAACTGTCGTCACGGGACCGGTTACCGGCGAGCTGCACACGCTCTATCGCGGCGGCCTCGTGCCGCTGGTGAACATTCCCACGAGCGCCGCCCGGACGGTGGAGATGGTCAATGGCGCAGCGGCGGTCGCGCGCGCGAACGAAACCGTCGTGGCGCTCAACGCGTACCTGAAGCCGGTGGCCCCGAACGGCTTCTACTACAAGGTGACGACCGCAGGCACCACTGACGACACGCCGCCCGCGTTCCCGACGACGCCTGGTCTGACGGTGACCGACGGCACGGCAGTCCTGACCTGCATGGGGCGGATCGAGCTCACGGGCGCCGACTTCAGTGCTACGCCTGCCGGCCTGCGCATCCTGGACGATGCTGCAGTCACCGACGGCGAGCAGGCGGGGATCGACTACACGAAGGCCAACTCGGACGTTGTGGAGGCTTTGACGAAAAGCGGACAGGAGTACGAACTCGTGTTCGAAGGGCTGAACGAGGCGCGTAGCGGCAAAGCGGTGGTGGTGGTCGTACACCGCGGAAAGATCGGTGCCGCGCAGCAGACACAATTGATCGGCGAGGAGTTCGTCGCGCTGACGATGACGGGGAAGGTACTCAAAGACACGTCCATCGTCGGCGAGGGCCTCTCGCAGTACTTCGTCTCGAAGCTGGCAGCCTGATGCTGGACACGATCGTCGGGGGGCGCATGTACGCACCCATCAATCTGGATCGCCGCACCGTGCTCCTCGATCACTACCTCCAGCGCATCATCTCGGCATCCGGCGTCGACAAGTTGCTGCCGGAGCAGGGCGAACTGAACGACGAGTACTTGCGGCGCCTGCACGGGCACCTGCTCTCATCGGGGAAGGCCTGCGATCTGCTGGGTGGCTACCTGCTGCCGTCCGGCATCACGGAGCGCACGTGGACCGAAGAGGTGGCGGCCGACACCGCGCAGCACCTGGGTAAGTGTGACACGGCCGTGGATCGCGAGCTCGTGGACATGCTCATCATGGAGTGCGTGCTGGGTTTTTTTCAGCAGCGGATCGCCTCGTTCATGAATTTCCTGAACTCTTCGGGGAATCAGGCGATCCCGGAAAGCCAGACCGCGGCGCACTGAACCTGCACCCATGGACTTCAGCCGTGCGGATAGTGGCCGCGTTCGACTGCGACGTGGCAGAGCGGGTCGCCCGTTGGCCGCTGCGAGAGATGCTGTTGGCGCTGCTGGATCGTATGCGTGACCGTGCCTCAGAGGTCTATGGCGATCAGGTGATGATCTATACGCTGCGCGCGCCGCACCTGAAGAGCCCGGAAGCCCCGCCCAAAGTGCCGGAGATCTTGAAGTGAGCACGCCGGACGTCCGCGTACGGTTCTCTCCGGAGGGCATCAGCCAGGTCATCGACGGGATCAGGCGCATGCGCGCCGAGGGTGATCGCGCCGACAAGTCGTCGAAGACATGGACGACCTCGATAGGGGTGCTACGCGGCAGCTTGGGTGCGCTGGGTATTGCCACCTCGATCAGCGGCGTCGTGGCCTTCGGCAAGGCCGCGGTGCTCTCCGCGAAGCAGACCGTGGACGCGGCCAAGACTCTCCGCGTCTCAACTGAGGAATACAGTCGGCTGGAGTACGCCGCCCGTTCCGCGCAGATCGGTACAGCCGACTTCGCCTCTGGCTTAGAGCGGTACCAGACGCTGCTTTCGCGCGCGATCACCGACCCAAGTAGCGAGGCTTCGCGGGCCTTCACGCAACTCGGTCTCTCGGCAAAGGACTTGCAGCGTCTCGGGCTCGCCGACCAGATCAAGACCATTGCGGATCGGATTGCGGCTCTGGGTAGCCCGACGGATCAGATCAGGGCGTCGGTCGACATCTTTAGTCGCTCAATCGGCCCGCAGTTGGCGCGCGTGCTTGCTGGCGGTGGCGCGGCCTTCGATCGCTTCGCGGACCAGTCCGACAGGGCTGGTTACACGCTCAAGACGAACACGGCAGAGCAGATCGATCGAACCACCGAGAAGATCGAGCGACTAAAGACAGTCCTGACCTCCATGACCCGAAGAGGGCTGGCCGGCCTTGCGGATATTGTGGCGCCGATCACGCCGACGGCGCTGGAGCAGCTCGCCGACGCCACGGCGACGCTCTCGCGCCTACGATCTCTGGCCGCCCAGACACCGGAGCAACGGGGGAATCGAGGCGTTGGGGTTGATTTTTCTCCGGAGAATATCCGGCGGCTTGAGCAGCGCGTCGCCGAGTTGCGCAAGGAGGCGGGTGTCGGTCCGCGCGGCGGTACCGGTGCCGGGCGGCAGTTCGGGGCCACGTTGCCGGTCGACGACGCGGACGCCGACAAGGCCGCGAAGGCAGCGACCGAACGCGCCCGCGCGGCCATCGAGAACCAGCTGCGCATTACCCAAGAAGGGTTCAACGCACAAGCCGCTGCCGACAAGCGCGCCTACGAGCAAGGACTGGTCAGCCTCACGGCTTACTACGAGCGCCGACGGGCAGCGGTCGAGGCTGGTCGCGACGCTGAGGTAGCCGCCGCTCAGGCGCAGATTGCCGTCGTCCAGGGGACGCCGCCAGAGGACGAGGCGGCCAAGGCCGCGCAGGCGCGCGAAGTCGAGAAGCTGCGCGCGGATATCACGCTCGCGCGTGCCAAGGCAGAACGCGAGCTCGCCGACCTGCGTGGTGAGGAAGTCCAGCAGCAGAAGCAACTCGCCAATGAGCAGGCTGATCTGTATGCCCGGCTCGGGGATCTGGAGGGCAACCGCCACGCGCTGTTCGAGCGCAACCTCGAGGAAGAGATACAGGCGCTGCGTGAGTTGCTCACGCGCGCCGGCGCAGGCGCGGAGGAGATCGCCGCTGCCGCCGAACGCCTGCGGCGGGCACGGACGGCGAATTTCGACTTCGACCAGTCGAGGACTACCGGGCAGTCCCAGCTCGCGGCCTTCGATCGCGACGCGGCGCAGATCCGGCGCGATCAGGAAGCGGGCATCATCACGCAACTGGAAGGCGAAAATCGCCTCATCGCTCTCCAGCGCCAGCGGCTCACGGTGTTGCAGCAGATGGCGGACGCCATGCTGCGCGCCGCCGCCGCGACTGGCGACCCGGCGAACGTCGAGCAGGCGCGCCAGTACGCTGACTCGGTCGCGGAGATCGTGGCGAGTTTCCGAGCAGCGACGGACGTGATCGGCCAATTCCGCCAGGGCGCCGAGACAGGTCTGCGCGATGCGTTCCGTGGACTGGCCGACGATGCCACGCTGGGTCGTATCAAGAGCCTCGGAGACGCGTTCTGGACGCTCGCCGGCCGCATCGGCCAGGCGCTGTCGCGCATCGCCGCCGATTTGATCTCGCGGCAACTGACGGCCGCTGTTCAGCGGTTCATGAGCGGCTTCTCTGGCAAGGGAGGGTTCCTCGGCTTCCTGGGCGGCGTCTTCGGTGGCGCTAAGAATGGCGGCGAGCTCCAGAAACTGGCGGGCGGCGGCGCGGTGGATGCGCGGCCTGGTGGGCAGGTCTTCGGGCCGGGCACACCGACGAGCGACGACGTGCTGCTGTGGGGTTCGCGAAAGGAGTTCATGGTGCGGGCCGCGGCCGCGCAGCAGCCCGGCGGACTCTCGCTGTTGCACGCCATCAACTCGCGCCGTATCACGGCTGCGCATCCAGAACGTCCACCTGCCGCGCTTCGCCGCCGGCGGAGCGCTGTCGGGCCAGCAGCCGCAGCTCGCGGCCGCTGCGCCCGGCGGTGGCAACACGGTGCACGTGCATCTGCACGGTGTCGGAGAGAGGGGAATCGGCAGGCAGTCACTGCAGCAGATTCAGGGCGCCGTAGTGCGCGGCCTTGCCATCGCAGCGAAGCGGGAATAGTCGATGGCCACCGAGATCTTCCCCAGGCCTGTCGACCGGGTACAGCCGCACTTCGATGTCGGCATCGTGCGCCGGTCCAGGTTCCGGGAGAAGCGCAACGCCCGCGCGTCGACAGCCTACCGCCGGTTCATTTTTCACGCCGAACACGAGGACCCGCACATCTCTGAGGTACTGGAGTTCTGGGAAGCGCACGGCGGCAACGAGATCGCATTTCGGCTGCGCGACTGGACCAACTACCTGTCGTGCCGCCTCGGCGCGCCGCCGACCGCCCTCGATCAGCCGCTGCAGCAGATCGACTCCACCCACTTCCAATTGGTGCGCGTCGCGCGGTATGGCACCAGGACGAGTCAGCCACGCCTGATCGTCAAACCCGAGCTCTCGACCATCGTCATCGCGAACGAGGAGAGCGATCTGGTCGAGGCCGATGACAACTGGTCGCTCGATGAAGAGACCGGAATTCTCACCAAGCTCGGCGGCTTCTCCGGGACGCCGACGAGTTGGGGCGGACAGTACTACTGCAACGTCCGCTTCAACACGGATCCGGACCTGGCTGTCACTTTCGAGTCGGTGCAGTCCATGGACATCGAGATGATTGAGATCCCGTTGGACCCATGACCGCGCACAACCCGGCGTTCCTCGCCGACATGGCGAAGGGCGTGACATCGCTCGCCATCTGTTGGCATGTGCTGGTGCCCGGCCGTCCGGCCCTGCGAGGGACGGACTTCGATCGTGGAATTGCCGTCACGCAGACCGACTCAACGCTGCTCGCCGTGCGGCCGACGCTCGACTTGGCGGGAACCTATTCGAGCTACGCCGGCATCGGTGGGTCTGACATGCGCCACACGAGCGACACGTCGGTATCGAACATGGAGATTCAGGGGGCGGTGGCCGACCCCGAGAGCGAGCTGATCGGCGGCATCACGGTGGCCGATATCGAGTCCGGCCTGCTGAATGGCGCGCGCGCCCACGTGTTCTATCTGAACTGGCGCGCACCGGACGCCTGGCAGAAGACCATCGCGTTCGGAAACTTCGGGCAGTTCAGTCGCGATAGCGATGGCCTGTATCGCACGGAGATCCGCGGGCTACTGCAGCGCCTGTCCCAGAGCGTCGGCGACGCGGCCACCGAGGGTTGCATCGTGCAGCGCTTCGGAGATTCGCGGTGCAAGAAGAACGTCGTGGCCATCACGCGCGCGGGCGTCGTCACCGCGGCGACCAACCGCAAGGCCTTCCAGGTCTCGCTGACGCCGGACACGGCGCCGCCGATCGCCGACTACTTCAAAGGCGGTCGAGTCACCTTCACGAGCGGGGACAACGAGGACTTCGAGTTCGAGGCTGCCGCCGTCGTGGTGGCCGATGGCGTCGCGACGATCTTGCTGTGGGACGAGGCGCCGGCCGACATCGAGGTGGGAGACACGCTGGATCTGGAGCCGCGCTGCAATCGCACGGCGAGCGACTGCAAGATGCATGGCAACTTCGTGAACTTCCAGGGCTACGGTCTCTTCATGGCCGGCGCTGCCGCGTTGATGAAGGGTCCCGTGGACGCCGCGCCGGCGAGCGCAGGCAATCCGTCGGCGCCCGCGTTCGTGCCGAGGCCGGGATATGGCGGCGGGGGCTGACGTCGCTGCCGCTGCTCGCACGCTCATCGGCGTGCGGTGGGTGCATCAAGGCAGATCAGCGGACGGATTGGACTGCCTCGGAATGGTCGACCTCGCTTGTCGCCTGCGGGGGGTTGATCTTCGGCACCACGGGTTTCGCGACCGCACGGACTACGGCCGCGCAGCGTCGCCCGATCTTCTCAAGGGCGTTACCGCTGTCTGCGTCCCGACGCGCGCCGCGGTGGTGGGCGCGTTGGCGCTGTTCCAGTTCCCACACGAGAAATGGCCACGCCATGTCGGGATCGTCGCTGACGGCGGCAATCTGATCCACTGCAACGCGACGCGCGGGCAAGTGGTCGAGCACGGCCTGCGCGCTCAGTGGGCACGTTGGCTTCATTCCGTGTGGCTGCTGCCGGGCGTCCGCTATGGGTAACCTCGTCCAGGCCGTCGGCGCCATTGGAGGCGCCGCCATCGGCTTCGTCGCAGGTGGTGGTCCGGCCGGTGCGGCGTGGGGCTTCCAGATCGGAATGGGCATCGGTTCGCTGATCGCACCCACGCGCTTGCCGACTCAGTACGGCCCACGTCTCGGGGACAACCGCAGCGTCACCAGTGAGCGGGGCCAAGCTGTACCAGAGGTGTACGGTATCGAAGCCGTGGAAGGCTTCGTGATGTGGCTCGCTGAACCGGTCGAACACGAGAAGAAGCAGAAGGTCGGCAAGGGCGCCTCCCAGAAGGCGGTGAGTTACAGCTACACGCAATCGGTAGCCGTCGGCCTGTGCAAGTACATCAGCGACGACGCATGGATCGTGCGCGTTCGCGAGAACGGGCAGTGGGTATACGACGTTCGCCCCCAGCAGCAGGACGAGACAAACGAGGCCTACGCGGCTCGCGTGTCCGCGAGCGCGGCGTACGCCGAGGGCATGGTCGTCCATCGGGGCGACGACGAGCAGCTGCCTGATCCCACGATGGAAGAGGCAGAGGGAGTCGGGAACGTACCTGGCTTCCGCGGGCTGATGTATGTCGTCTTTCCGGACCGACTGCTGCGCGACGATCAAGGCCTGCGCTTGCCGGCGGACTGGCTCTTCGAGATCGCGCCTTCGGAGACGCAGGCCTACACAGAGATCCTCACCTTCGCGGCGGACGGCGAATGGGAACGACCTGACAACCTGTTGGGCCTGCGCGTGCTGCTGATCGGTGGTGGCGCCGCTGGCGCGACTGGCGAGATCTCGGACGCAAACTGGTTGCTGATGTCCGACGGCTCGGATCTGGACGATGATCCAGAGATTCCGGTCCAGATGACGCAGCACGTTTGGGACCCGACAGCGGATGGCGGCGGCGGTGGCGGCGGTGGCGGACGACGTCTCTTCAGCTACACGCCAGAGCAACTCGCAGAGATGCCCGAGACGATGCCGGTGACGGTAGGTCAAGGCGGTGCACCAGCAGCTGCGCAGGTCGGCATCATTGAGCCAGCCACCGCGGGCGCCGCGGGGGGCTATTCCGCGTTCGGACCTTTCGGCGTAGGCGATTCCCTCGCTGTATCTGTGGGCGGCGGCCAGGCGGCGCCGGGCATCCTCGGCGGCGGGTACGGCGGGTCTCCTGTGAGTGGCCCCGCGAACTCGCAGCACCGCGGCGGTACTGGCCGCACAGGCTACGCAGGAACCGTTCCGGAAGATTCAGGAACTGGCCCAGACGGGCGAGAAGGCGCCGGCGGCGGCGGCGGCGGCGGCGGAGTTCTGGGTGCGTCGGCGCTCGCTCCCGCGAGCGTAGTAACCGGTGGCACTTCAGGTGGACGTGGATCGCCGGAATTCACAGCGACGCCCCAAGCGGGCGGCGCCCCGGGCGCGCCAGGCGAGAGCGTCACGGCTCAGGCCAACGTGGACGATTACGTCGCCTCACTCGGGCGCTTTGCGCTCGATCTCATGGAGTGCGGCGGCGGCGGCGGCGGTGGCGAAGGCGACACGGCAGCGGACACTGAACAGGATCCCTCGCCCGGCGATGGCGGCCAAGGCGGCTATCCCGGCGGCGGTGGCGGCGGCGGTGGCGGCGTGTCTCACTGCGGCGCGTTCCTGGGCACCTTCTCCGAGGATGTGTGGGAGGACGCAACCGGTCCCGCAAAGACCAGCAGCTTGGGTGGGCAAGGCGCAGACGGGTTGGTGCTGGTTGAACAGACCGTGAGCGGCCCCATCAGCATGGACGGGCGGGCCATCAGTCTGGCGCAGGTTATTTCCAAGATGATCCTTGCGCACGGACTGCTCAGTGGCGAGGACTTCGATGTGTCGGAGCTCGAGGATGTGTATCTCGGCGGCAGCCGTCGCGTCAGAGGCCGGTCGCCACTGCGCGATGACATCGAATCCTTGAGGAAGCTCGGGCTGTTCGATGTGGTCGAGAGCGACACGCAAGTTCTGTTCCTGCGTCGCGGCCGCGAGGTGGTTGCCACGCTCACGCCGGATGACTTGGGCGCAACGGATGGCGACTCTGAGGAGTCGCCGCCGGCCGTTTCCACAACCCTTGTGCAGGACGTGGAGCTGCCAGCGCGCGTCACCGTGGGCTACCGCAGTGCCTCTCGCGGCTATGAGACGGCCACGCAGGCGAGTCCCTTCCGCATGGCGAGCGGCTCGCTCGACGAGCGGATGGAGGAGTTGGCGGTCAGCATTGCGGACGAACTCGCCGCCCAAGTCGCGGAGATCCTTCAGCGCAACCAGTGGGCCGAGCAGCACCAGCACGAGGTGGCTCTCGACAGCACGTTCGCGTTCCTGCGAGCCGCCGATCCGATCATCGTGCCTGTGGATGGACGCAACTACCGGTGCCGGATCGGCGAGATCACGGACAGCGACCTGCTGCTGAGGCGCATGACGCTGGTTCGCGAGGACGCCAGCAACTACGTGTCCACTGCTGTCGCTCAGTCGCCACCACCGCCGTTGCCCACGGTCTCCGCTTCGTCCGCGACGCGCCTGCTGCTGCTCGACCTGCCGATGCTCCGTGAGGAGGACGACAACGCTGGCGTGTGGGCGGCCGTCTGGCCAGCGGATCCGGCGGGTCGCTGGTCCGGCGCCGCGCTGTTCCGGAACACGGGTGGCGGCCCGGAACTCCTCGCGGAGACGGCGCGCGCCGCGACGTGGGGGCGCGTGGATACGCCGGCAGCCGCGGGCATCACGACGACCTGGGACACGCTGAATGAACTGGTTGTCACGCTCGCGCGCAACGGCTTGGAATCGGTCACCGAGGCCCAGTTACTCGCGTCGATCGGCAACACCGCTGCTGTGGGAATTGAGGGTCGCTGGGAAATCCTGCGCTGGCAGTCGGCCGTGCAGATCGGTCCGTACCAGTACCGCCTGACCAACCTGCTGCGCGGGCGACGTGGCACCGAGCACAACGTGGGCCTGATGGAGGCCGGCGACGACTTCGTGCTGCTGGACGATGCGCTGGTGCGCGTCGATGTTCCCGTCGCGCAGGTGGGCGCAACGCTCGGGTACCGCGCGGTCACTTCCGGCATGCCCGTCGACTCCGCCGAGGATCAGGAATTCACGGCCGCCGGCGAAGCGATGAAGCCGTTCTCTCCTGTCGCGATTACCGCGGCATGGGATGGCCCGGACGTGGAAATCAATTGGGTGCGTCGCTCTCGCGCCCTGTACGACGTGCCACCTGGTGGTGGCGATGTGCCGTTGATGGAGGAGTCGGAGTTGTACGACGTCGAACTGCGAGTGGACGGGTTGCTGGTCGCCAGCGGCACTGTCGGCGACACGATCTTCGCATCGTCCGCGGGGACCGAAGGAGAGACTGAAGTGCGGATCTACCAGCGCTCGGCCATCGTTGGTCGCGGCACCGTGGGAGTGGCGACCGTATGACCGAGCCTGTCACTGGCCTGGCCGAGTGGGAGCAAGGACAAGCGCAACCGCACGTCCCGGTCACAGCCTTGATCCGCGCCATCGCGGTGCTGTCCCAGCGTGTCGCGGCCGACATCATCGACACAGTGCCCGGTTCACCGACCAATGGCTACGCCGCGATTGTCGCCTCGAGCGGCGCGACAGGCGTGCTGGTCGGGCATGAAGCCCATGTCGTCTACTACAGCGACGGCTGGCGCTTCCTCGCACCGGCCGAAGGTTGGCTGTGGTACGTCCTCGCGACCGGTGCCTACTACCGGTTCAACGACGTGATCTGGCAACCGTGGTCCCCGCTGTGGTTGCCGGTGGTGGAAGAAGGCACCACTGCGCGCGCTGCCACCCCGGAGAACGCTGGGGAGTACACGCGCTTCACGGACGCAGCGGAGAAGACCTTCACGTTCAATGGCGCCGAGGATTTCATCGTTGGTGCCGAATACCACGGCCGCAACGTGGGCGCAGGCGATCTGACGCTCGTGGGCTCTGGCGGTATGACGATCACTCCGCCTGCAGGCGGCACGCTCGTGGTTCCTCAGGACGGGACGTTCGTCGTCAAGATCGTGTCGGCGACGCTCGCTGAGTTGACCGGCAAGACGGTAGCCGTCTGATGTGGCCCGGCGCCGCCGCAGACCAGGAGCCAATTCCTGGTGTGCCGCCGCCTGGTGCGCAGGTTCTTTCCGTCACCACCAGCGCCACCAACGCGGATGTCACGAACCATTCCGTTGCGATGCCCGCGATCGTCAACGCCGGCGACGGTCTGCTGATTTCGTTCGCGAACGACGGCAACTCGACGATCTCAACACCAGCTGGTTGGACGCTGCTGGATTCTTCATCGAATGGCACGCTCGTGCGCGGGTCGTGGTTCTGGAAGATCGCGGCCGGCACCGAAGGTGGCACGAACGTCTCATTCACATTGAGCGCTGGACAGCGGGCAGCGGCCCACGTTCACCGCATCAAGGCGGGGTCGTTTGATCCCGCGACGCCGCCTGAGTTGCAGCGGTCGTACTACCTGGTCACCAACACCCCGAGCTGGGGTGCCGGCGATACGCTGTGGATCGCCTCGTGCGCCATCCGGCAGGACCCCAGCGTCACTTCGTGGCCGTTGACGGACCGCCAAACCCTGCGTGCTTCGACAGGATCCGGAAACTGCTCGCTCGCTTCGTGCACGCAAGTCATGAACCTTGCGGAGTGGCCAGATCCCTTCGCTGATCCGATGGTCGAACTGGTCACATCGCCAGGCTCGTCGCAGTGGGATGCGGTTATTGCGATCAAGGCTGCGGCGTAAGCCAAAGGACGATCTCATGAGCTTGAGCGCAAAGAGTCAGCTCTCCGAGGCTGACTGGAACTCTGCTGCCTCGATGCTGGGCGTCGACGTGCCGACCATCATGGCGGTCGCCGAGGTCGAATCGCCCGGCGGTGGATTCTTGCCGAGTGGCGAGCCGTTCATCCTCTTCGAGGCGCACGTGTTCAGCCGCCTGACGAGGCACCAGTACGACAGCAGCCATCCAGCGATTTCTTCGCGTCGTTGGAATCGTGGTCTGTATCGCCGCGCGCAGCTCGAGCATGCGCGGCTCGCCGCGGCCGTGGCACTCGACCGCGACGCAGCGCTGCAGTCGGCATCGTGGGGTTGCTTCCAGATCATCGGCGAGAACTGGCGGCGTTGCGGCTTCAGGTCCCTGCAGGCGTTCGTCAACGCGATGTATCGCGGTGAGCCGGAGCACCTGCAGGCGTTCTGCCATCTCGTCGTGTCGATGGGACTGACGGACGAGCTGCAGCGCGAGGACTGGGACGGCTTCGCGCGCATCTACAACGGCCCCGACTACGCCACGCACAATTACGCGGGGCGCATGGCGCTCGCGCATCACGCTTTCTCAACCGCTGCAGCCTGACCAGAGGAGAAGAAATGACGCCAGAACAATTGGCCCCGCTCACGGTGAAGAGCGTCGGGGCATCGATCGCAGCGGTCTTCGGGCTGTCGTCGGTGTGGGACTTCATCGGCGCGCTGATTGCAGCGTTGCTCGGCGCAACCGGAAGTCTCCACCTGGAACCGCCGGCAAAGGGCTCGGGCGTGTGGCGAGTTGCCGGGCAGATCCTCGCACTTGGCCTGATGGCGTGGTTCCTGGCGATCGCGCTGCCGTTCGCGCCCGGTTTCGGATGGTCGGAAGAGATCAAGCCAGCGGTGCGCGCTGGCGTGCTGGGCTTCTGCGCGAACTGGCTGCCCCCGGTGTTGAAGGAGGGGGCCAACTGGATTCGCGGCAAGCTGGGGAGGGTCTGACATGGACGTCCTTCTGCGGTTGGTATTCGCCTTGGGGTGCGTGGCCACGGCCGTCGGCGCGTGGATGTTCTGGGTGCTGTCTGATCGCCCGCGGACATGGCAGGACCACGCGAGGGCGCTGCTGCGCTACGCGATCATGGGTGGCGGAGCGTTCGCCGCGCTCGATGCGCTCAAGGGATGGCAACCGCCTCTGGCAACCGTGGTACTTGCGGCGAGCGTGGGCTTGGCGATGGTGTTGCATGCGCGTGAGAACCACATGCTTGCGCTCACGATCGAGAAGCTCGGCACGTCGGACGGGTCGAGCACATGACTCTGAATCCACTGCGGCCGATCCAGTGGATTCTCGCCGGCGCCGCGACGCTGGTACTGGTGGTGGCCGCTGCATGGATCACGCATTGGATCGATGGACGCGCGCTGGCACAGAAGGACGCGGAACTCGCCACGCTGCAGGCCGGATACGCCAACGCGCGCGCCGACGCCACGGCGATCGCCTTGGCGGCCGCGGCCGATGCACGGCAGATGGAGGCAGAACATCGCGCCCGCAACGAGGAGATCGAACATGAATTTGAAGTCATGCGTGCCGCTGCTCGCCGCGAGCGCGATAGCCTCGCTCTGCGGCTGCAGCGCGCCCTCGAAGCCCGACCCGTTGCCTGTGGTGGTGACGGGACCGCGGCTGCAGGTCAGCCAGCAGCTGCTGGACCCAACAGCAGCGAAGACGGCGCGGGAGGCGATCTCGCTGCTCGAATCGCTGCTGCCACCGCCGAAGTAGTCACCAGTTGCCGGATCGTCATCGCCGAGCACGAGGCACTGCAGGAGCAGGTTAAGAGGCAGTTGCCATGACGCCCGTCAGGCAGACCAAGCTCTACAGCGCGGACGGCATCCACAACGGCAATTGCCTGGCCGCGTGCCTGGCTTCATTGCTCGACCTTCCGCTCTGGATGGTGCCGCCCTTCGAGGACATGTTCGGGCGCGGCGGCGGTCAGTGGCAGGATCGTCGCGACGAGTGGCTCGGGCGAATGTTCCGCGTCCGCCTGGCGCTGCTGCATGGCCACCAGCTCGAGAAGTTGCCCGAGTTCTACATCGCCAGCGGCCGCTCGGCCCGCGGCGTGATGCATGCGGTCATCTACAGCCGCGGCGAGTTATGCCACGATCCGCACTACAGCGAGTCTGGCATCGCGTCGGTGGAATACACCGAGCACCTGGTGCTGATGGGCGAGGCCGAATGAGGTCGCCGCTTCAGGCAGCGCGCCGGCGAGGCTGAGGGAGGCGCACCTCGCCAGCCGCGCTGAAGGCATGCTCGGCCTCGGCCGCCATCATCTTGCCCTTGGCCGACGGCCGGCCGCCCTTGCGCTGCCATCCATCGGCAAACGTCGAGAGATCACTCTTGCGCCAGACCGGGCCGGATGCCAGGCGCTGCAACGGGGCAGGGAAGTCCTGCCGCTTGCTCAGTGTCGTGACGCGCTGCTTCGAGATCTTCAGCATCTGCGCGATCTCGCCGACACCGACGAGTTCCTCGCGCATGTCGGCGCGCCTGTCGGCCTCCTCGGTCGTCAGGATGGTGATGCCGATGACGGTGCCGCTGATGATGCCGCTGATCATGCGCTCGGCCGTCGCCGCGCATGCGGAAGCGGAGCGCGCGTCCACCGTCAGGGTCGTGTCCAGTCTATTTTCGCCCACGCGCCCGCTCGCGGCGCCGCCGATCCCGGCCACCTGCATCAGCGCCTCCTCCGTGAGAGGCGCCTCCGTGTGCAGGGCGATTTCCACCGTGTATTCCATGCTCGATCTCCTTTCGAGAGAGGCCCCGGTTAGACCGGGGCTCCCCTTTTCCGCAATTCCGACTTCGCGTTCTTCAACCAGCGGTGGTCGCTCGGGGTCTTGTGGATCATCACCCCGGACTTCGTCTTGTCCGGCGGGTAGACCATCCACCCGTGCGTCTTTTCCTCGATCCGCCAGCCCTGCCAGCCCGCGATTTGCTCCAGCAGCTGATTCACTTCTTTGTTCTTGCTCATCATCTTGCCCGTTACCGTTTACGTTGTAAACAGTATCCTAGAACCTAGGAACGATGTCAACAGATTAATAGGCTACCGCTTGGGTGGCTTCCAATCCCACCCGCCCGGGCAGGGCGGGATACTGTGGGGCGGCAGCGGCTTCTCGATTGGCACGATGGCGACTCGCCGGCGGTCGCCGGCGCGCTTCATGAAGAAGGTGCCGGTCCAGTTATCCGGCTCGTCGCTCTCGATCGTCCAGCCCTCGCCCTTGAAGCGCTCCGCCTCCTGCCGCATGACGGCATGCAGATCGGTGCCGGGCTCGAGGCGGCAGTTGTAGAACTCGTTCGACATGCGGTCGTAGTGCTTGAGCCACCGCGGTTCCGTCGAGGTGGCCAAGGTGTCGTAGTGGAAGCGGCGCCGGCGAACCAT